AAGTGATGCTCAGATGTTAAAAAAATTACATGAAGAAGATTCACCAGACGAATGGAGATGTTTTAGTGGATTAAGTGTGTGGTCACCAGGACAATTAGAAGGAGAAATCAACAGCAAGTGTTGGTTGACTGCAGAACCATCAGAAGAGTTGCTTTTAAACACTCCTATTGAACAGATTTATGAAAAAGCAATTAAAATCTGCTCACAACAAACATTCAACAAATACATAGATTAAACTGAGTAGTTAACTAAATACTGATATGCTTTCAGTTAATCCTTTTCAGGACATCATCAACAATCTCAAAGAGTCTGGAAATTACAGAGTTTTCAATGACATTCTTCGTGAGAGAGGTGAATACCCAAATGCTATATGGTATGGCAAATACAATATTAAAAATATTGTGAATTGGTGTTCAAATGATTACCTAGGTATGGGTCAACATAAGGTGGTTCTAGATGCTATGCATACTGCATTGGATCAAACAGGTGCAGGCTCTGGTGGGACTAGGAACATAGGTGGAACCAGCCACTACCATGTAGCACTTGAAATTGAATTGGCTAAACTGCACAGCACTGAGTCGGCATTACTTTACAGTTCTGCCTACGTTGCAAACGAATGGAGTCTAATTGCATTAAAACGCATCATTCCTGATATTGTGTTTATTAGTGACAGCAAGAATCATGCTTCATTAATACAAGGTATCAGACATAGTGGTGCTGAGAAACATATTTTCAAACACAATGATCTCGAGCAATTGGAATCTATACTCAAAACCTGTAAAGGCACACCGTGTATTGTCTTTGAATCTGTGTATAGCATGGATGGGTTCATGAGTAAAATTACAGAAATCTGTGACCTAGCAGAAAAGTATGGTGCTATCACATATCTTGATGAGGTTCACGCAGTCGGCTTGTATGGAAATAAAGGCGGAGGTGTTACTCAAAAATTAGATCTACAAGATCGAATAGATATTTTGAATGGTACACTTGGTAAAGCCTTTGGCACACAGGGAGGTTACATCGTTGGTAAGTCTATTGTTTTAGACGCAATACGTTCTGTTGCCTCGGGCTTTATCTTTACCACGTCAATGAGTCCTGTGATTTGTGCAGGTGCATTGGCAAGTGTCAAATACGTTTCAGACAACAACGACTTAAGAACAAAACATCAAGAAAGAGCAAACAGACTTAAAGAAATTTTTCGACAGAAAAACATTCCAATGATTGAAAACGAAACTCACATAGTTCCGGTTCATGTTGGAGAGGCTAAGAAGTGTAAAGCAATCAGCGATACACTGATAAATGAATATGGAATATATTGTCAAGCAATAAATTATCCAACAGTTGAAGTAGGCACAGAGCGACTACGTTTTGCACCGACACCGTTCCATACAGATGCAATGATGCATAATTTAAGAGACGCTCTAGAAAAGGTACTATAATGAATAAGATAAAAAAATATTTGTATCAAGCATTGGGATTTCTATGTGTGGGTATTGCCTACATAGGTTTTGTTACTCCAGGAATACCATTCTCGATATTTTTAGTGGTTGCCGCTTGGGCATTTGCAAAGAGTTCACCTAAGATGGAGGCTTGGTTGTATAACCATCCATGGTTTGGTAAATTCTTAACCAACTGGACAAAGAAAAGAGTATTTCCTATAAAAGGAAAATACGCAATGATATTAGTAATGAGTTCCACTTTAGCATTTACTTGGTATTTCACAGGTAATATGAAAGCAGTATTATGGTCAGGCATATCCATGGCACTAGTGGCTGTTTGGGCATGGCGTTATCCTTCCACTGTAGAAGAACACAATGCCAGAGTGAAAGCAGGCAAGAAGATTGGTTGGCTAAAATAATATGTGTTTAAAAGAATAGAAAACGTATTATCAGAAGCAGACTACAATCAATTGCACGATACATTATCATCGTTCCAATTTGACTGGCACTACTTGCCATCATCTGTGCCACCAGATGTAATAGATGTTGTAAGTAAATCAAACTCATTTAACTTATACGAGCTTGGACAATTTGTTCACATGTTCTACGATCAAAAACCGTTGAGTCCTTATTGGAAGTTGGTCGAACCTATTTTGAAATCACTAGATAAACCTGTGGTAGAGATGGGCAGAATCAAAGCCAATTTATTGATGCAGAATAACAGCGATAATCGTGCTGTGAATTGTCCACACGTGGATAGAGATCGTGGGGGTTGGCACAGTTTAATATATTATCTTAACGACTCCGATGGTGACACTGTGTTGTTCGATAAAAAAGGCAACAGCGGATGGGACAATTTACAAGTTCAAGACACAGCAACACCTAAGAAAAATACTGCTGTGTTGTTTGAAAGCGATCAGTATCATGCCGGAACGAATCCTGTTGACAACACCAGACGAATTGTGTTAAACTTTATTTTAAAATTTAAAAATGTCATTTAAAAAATGACTGATAAATATTAGTATGGATGATGATCGTATGCACATGGAAGAAATTAACCTAGTCGATTTATACCAAGAAGAAATTGATTTTCTTAATCAACAAAACAACTCGTTAGAAAAATCTACAGATCCTATAGACCAAAGACAGTGCTGGAAAAACGAAATTGTGATTCAATATTTCAAAAGAAGAATTGATGAAGAATTAGATATACAAGGTCAATTCAGAGCTCAATTGCCTAAAACTTTACATTAATTGCAACTGCTGATAACTTTAAGATACATGGAATCGTATTCCCAGTTAACACCGTGAACGTCCAATAGATATTTTTTTTGAAGTGGATATATTTCTGCTTCAGATTGTGCCATACAATCAAACTTGGTGCCCACAGCATCATTCAAGTCGTGTACATAATGCATTAACTCATGCATCAATACACCTTTGTCAAACACATTGAACATATTAAAAGTGTCTTTAAGATATATGGTGTCTGTGCTAGGATCATACAAAGCATGGATCTCACCGTCTGCTCTAGCCACCCTGTCTGTGTCTATTGGCAATCCTAGTTGTTCGGAAACTTCTTGGTCTATTTTAAGTATGTCGTTGTTCATGGTCTTCACCCTGTTGTCCAGTTGTGAGATCACACTCTCGATGAACTTGATGGAGTTTACTATGCCATTCAGGATGTATTTTATAATGAACAGTATGAACACACCCATTCCCACCGTGGCGGCAATTGGTAATCCTAGCTCTGCTACTAATTTAAAGAACTGTGTCATTATGTGTGTATTTATAGGCAATTGTACACTAGGAATTAAAAGATTGACAACCAAAAATACACCTGCTATACTGTGACTGCACAGTTTAATATCAGGATTTAATCGGTAAATACTAAAAAGCAGGCTAGAACTATGAAAAAACATACCAGAAGCATATTAGACGAATTAAGAAACATTGGCAGAATTAACAATGTTGAAGCCTTTATTGAGACCACAGGCTCAAACATCATTGAAAGTGCTGTCAATCTGCTCAATACTATAAAAGAAAATTATCCAGAGGACACAGCACAAGAACTGGAGAGAAGATTTTTAAACAGTATTCGTAACAAAGAAGCCAAAAAGTTTCAAGTGGGTGTGAAGAAGATAATTGAAAGCAAAAAATTAGATGACAATTCTTAAAGAAGGCGGTAATGTGTTCAAAGATCCTAATGGACAATTAGCCACTCAACGAATTAATCAAGCAGATGTGGCTCCCACACTTGCCTGGTTGGAAAAAATCACAGGATTAGACCTACAAAGTAATATGTTGGGCACCACAGGCAAAGCACCCACATCAGGTGACTTAGATGTAGCAGTGGATCAAAGCAAAATTTCAAAAGATCAGTTGGCAGACACATTAACACAATGGGCTATAAAGAACAAACAAGATCCTAAACTGTGGGTAAAGAAGAGTGGCATCAGTGTTCATTTTAAAACTCCTATCAGAGGCAGTGCGAAGAATGGATATGTTCAATCAGATTTAATGTTTGGAGATCCAGACTGGATGCGTTGGAGTCTTCAAGGTGGACAACCTGGCTCACCATACAAGGGTGCAGACAGACACGTGATGATGGCATCAATTGCCAAACCACTTGGATTCAAATGGAGTCACAAAGCAGGATTATTAAACAGAGACACAAATGAACCCATCACTAAAGATCCCAGCAAGATTGCTGAACTGTTGTTAGGCAAAGGTGCAACTGCAAATGATTTAAACACAGTGGAATCTATTCATGCAAAAATAAAAAATAGATCAGATTATGATACGTTGGTTGCTGATGTAAAAGATTCATTTGCTAAAATGGGTAAGACATTGCCAGAAAGTATCAAAGACCCAATTGGTTGGTACAGAACATTATTAAACAAAATTAAAATATGAGACTAGTAGAATTTAAAGAAGTTGACAAAAAGAATGTCGCTCTCAAAGAATCAAGAATTCAACATGCAGAAGATTTAATTTTCTGGGAAGGTTCTAGAGGAGCCATAAGAGCAATTGAACAATTACAATCATTAAGCAAAAGCACACAGTCACTCACAATTAAATGGGACGGTTCACCTGCTGTGGTGTTTGGCAGAAATCCTAATGGCGAATTTATTTTTACAGACAAGTCAGGCTTTGTGGCAAAAGGTTATGACGGTAGAGCAACTAACTCAGCAGACTTAAAAAGTGCTATTGTGGGAAGAGGAAAAGATCCTACAAAAAAGAAAGCACAGGCACAGTATGCTTCTAAAATGGCATCAGTGTTTGATACTGTGCAACAAGCAGTGCCTGAAAACATTCAAGGATATTTTGTTGGAGACATGTTGTATTTTCAAACTCCTAAAAAAGCAGGCGACAAATTTATGTTCAAACCCAATGTGGTTCAGTATGCAGTGGATGTTAACAGCGAGATAGGACAACAGATTGCCAACAGCAGTGTGGGTGTTGTTGTGCACCACAAAATGACTGAAGACGGTAAAGTATTACCTATTAATGATTTAGATATGATTCAAGGCAGTGTGTTGGCAATACCACCTACCACACTCAATAAGAAAGATCCAATACAAGTAAAAGGGTTGGATCAATTAAAATCGCTACTCTCCAACAGTGGAGCAGAAATAGACAAACTGTTGAACAAGAACAAGATAGCAGAAATGAAACTGACTGATCTACCCAACATTTTGTACACCTACACCAACAGCAAAGTGGACACAGGATTAAACAGATTGGGTGAAGACTTTTTGAGATGGTTGGCGGCAAGTGCTGTGAGCCAACCCAAAAGAATTAAAATTAAAGAATATGTAACAGCAAACATACAAGCATTCAGCAAACTGTGGATTTTGGTTGGCGGAATAATGAAAGTCAAAGATTCAATCATCAATCAGTTGGATCAAGCACAAGGCGATATAACAGCAACAATCAACAACAAACCAGGTGGCGAAGGCTATGTTTTAGGCTCTCCAGAGGGTAATATTAAATTAGTGAAACGTTCTGGCTTCACGAAAGCCAACAGAGCGATAAATAGATAGGGAGAACAAAATGAAAGCAAAAGAATTTATTAGAGAATTTAGAGACATAGATCCAGCAGATGATCCAAATGCAGGTATGGATCAAGAGTTCAAACAGGATCCTATATTTCATCAATTGGGTAAAATATTAGACAGTAGAGGCAATCCAAATCCGTTAGACACAGTGATAACAGATGATGGTAAAAAATTTAAAGTAACATTTAAACAAGCCACAGTGTTGAGAAGATTGTTAACTACACCTAGTGTTAAACCTAATATTAAAGCAAATTTTACAAAAGATCTTCAACAAAGTCAAACACTTGAAAAGTATTTACAAGCAGATGACATGGTAGAGTTGTTTCTTTCTACGTATAATCCAGAAAAAACAGAACCTAGTCCATACACCAAATACGAAAACTAAGACAGAGGATTTGTCCGTTTCAATTATGACGACAAAACTATCAACACAAACTGACACTTCACTGGACTTTCTAAGTTCACTGTTTGAAGCACGAATGACTCGTGACTCAAAAGATCATAAAGTTCTTACCTACACAGATTGTGCTGAAAGATTGTATATCACACTGTTGATACTGCAACTGTTGAATCAATATCCCACATACAGACAGTTGGCTTCCAAGTATTCCGGAGACACAAAACATTCAAACTACGATAGATTCAGAATGTATTCCACAGACCTATACAACTTTGTGTATTTTGTCACAGGTGACGAAGAAGCAATGAACAAATTAAAAAATCCAGACAGTGCCAAAGCAATGAGAAAGAAAACCAGATTCCCCACAATGGCATTCAATAGATATTTGTCAGCATTACAACAGGGATTGATAGCACCCAGTATCATGCAGGTGTTTTTAAATATTGAATCAGGACTCAACATACAAAACACAGACTACAAGTCAATCAGAAGAAGTCTATTTCAATTCAGCACACTGTCTACACGTGACAAACAAAATCTAGTCACAAGACTGCTTCATGCCGCCAGAGCCAAATTGAGAAGTTCAGACAGCATAGAGCATTTGGAAAAATTAGCCTCAGACAGAAATCTTGAAACAGGCAGAGTGAATGATGCTGAACCAAAAGTGAGTGTGCCAGATGTGAGTACTCAAGGCAAAGACCTTGCACTGTACAGATACATCATGGGTGGCAAAAATCTTGTGGCAGTGAAACGTTTTATAGATTCAGCACTGTCAGGCAAATCAATACCTTCTGCGATTGTGCAGGCATATCTACCAGCAATTCAACTGATAGATGATATTGTGAAAGCCGGACCAGCATACGTGAGTGTGCTAAAAGCACTGCAATCTAGAGCCAAAAAGAGCCGTAAATAATATAGTATCACACAATTATTACCAAAACCTTATAAATACTTGCATATACACTTCGGAGCGAAGTGTGTCATTAACAAGAAAACAGGAGAAAAATAATGGCATCATTAACAAACACAGCAATAGCAAAAGCAGGCAACGGAGTTGGTCCTAGAACTAGAATCATCAACCTTGCAAAAACAAACATGACACAAACAGAACTAGATGCGGCAATCTTATACCTTACAGCAGG